AGATTGAAAAATTTGATTTAGGTCTTGATTATTAACAAAAATATTTGTAGAATTAGCTTTTGGTGAAACTCCATCATATTTAGAAAATAAATTATTCAAATCTACTATCTTATTAGTTGAATCTTTTGAATAATAATTAGTTTGAATGGCTTTGGTTGTACTACCTGTAGGTAAAGGCAAAAATATTTTACTTAAATCAGTAATATTATTTACTAGAAAATTAGTATTAGACATTTGATATACCAATAGAATATTTTATTGAACCTTTGCCGATTTGAATGCCCATTATATGGTATTCTTGTAATATTCTTCAAATTATTTAAGGTATAGTAAAAATTACAAGGGCTACTCCACCACTGCCACCACCACCACCACCACTATAATAACTAGAACCATTATAAATACTAGCACCACCACCACCACCACCACCAAAACCTCCACCACCTCCACCTCCACCACCTGCAGCATTACTACCATCACCACCGGAAGCAGCACCATCACTAGACCTATAACCACCATCACCACCTGCACCAGCTTGACCAGTAGTGGAAGAAGCAGAAATATAATAAAAACCACCAGCACCACCATAATAACTAGTTGCACCATAACGAGTATAAGCAGAATTACTAACTCCAGAATATTGAGTAAATAAATTACTAACGCCACCACCTGCGCCACCAATATTATTATTATAAATATAATTATAACCATAATTATTAGCACCGCCACCACCACCACCACCACCACCAAGACCACCATTTGCGCCATTACATGCTGTTATAAGTGCAGCGTATCTACCACTACCGCCACCGCCACCACCACCACCACCGTAATAAAATCCTGTATAATAATTTTTTGTACCTACCGAACCATTTGTAGAATTATTATTACCATTACTACCTGAACCACCTGAACCACCTGAACCAGCTGAAGCTGTTGCATTGACAGTTATAGCTCCTGAAATATTACAATTCGTACTATTGCCACCAGTACCAACAGTTATACTAAAATTAGTAGTAGAAGTAATAGTAGAAGTACCACTGGTGGGATATGCAATTAGACTTCCTCCACCAACACCACCGTCACCACCGATTCCACCTCCTCCATTACTGCCACTATTACCACCGCCAACCAAAAATACTTGTACTAAAGTCATAGATTGGTTTGGGTTGAATGTATAACTTCCAACATTCAATTGTAATATATTATATGTTTTATTATTTATAGTTACAGATTTAATGTACGAACTATAATTATTTCCACTTGAAAATGTAAAATAATTAGAAGGAGGATTAGTAGTATTTATAGGAGCATTAGCAATAGGGCTATTTACAGATTGAAAAATTTGATTTAGGTCTTGATTATTAACAAAAATGTTTGTAGAATTAGCTTTTGTTGAAGTACCATCATATTTAGAAAATAAATTATTTAAATCTACTATCTGATTGTTTAAATTTTTTGAATAATAATTTGTTGGATTTGTTATTATTGTACCTGACTGCAAAGGCAAAAATATTCTACTTAAATCAGTAATATTATTTACTAGAAAATTAGTATTAGACATTTGATATACCAATATATTATTTTATTTTTATAAACAACGCTTTCAAAATAGCTGGATATGAAAGAGTGAATATGAAAGACTGAATATGAAAGAGTATAAAACTATGTAAATAATTATTCATAAAATTGTTTATAAATAATTAGCGTTTCAAACGTATAAATGTATAACACATGTAAAAAATTGAAACTATTTGATTACAAATAAAATAATATAAAATATAATAATCTATTAAGTTCAAATCAATTTATTTCAATACTTCAATTAACTCAAAATGTCACTAAATAATTTTAACATTGAACAATTCATTGCTCTTCCACATAATGTTCAATCTGAACCAGTTATCAAGGTAACAGATGACGATGAAACATTTGGCATCATAAAATTAAAAATGAAAAAAACAAAAATAACAAAAACCCCATTATTTATGCTATTCACAATTGATGTCACAGGTTCTATGTCTGAAATAGTATTTAAATCTACTTCAAAAATGGATTTTCTAAAACAAACATTTATTAATATGATTCGTTATTTGGCAAAACAAGAAATCGAAGTTTATATTCAAATAAATACATTTTGTGATGTTGTAAAAAAATTAGTTGATATTACATTAATAAATCCAGATAACTCCATTGAAATGATTGATAAAATCAAAGACTTATACCCAGAAGGTGGAACGAATATTGGATTGGCATTAGAAACAGCAAATACACATATGATTGAATATAAATCAAATAATAAAAATCACCAATTTTGTCATATATTTATGAGTGATGGCGAACCTACAGTAGGTGAAATTATTCATGAAAAATTACAACGATTAGTAAATACCGATTATAATAATGTATTTGTTGGTTTTGGAACATCCCATAATGCACAATTATTTAATTTATTTGCTGAATTAAAAAAATCAGAATATTATTTTGTAGATAATCTAGAGAATACAGGATTTGTTTATGGAGAAATAATTCATCAATTCCTTTACCCAGCATTATTGAATACTAGATTACAAGTTACAGACGGAATGTTGTATGATTGGAAAACGAATCAATGGGTTGATAAAATAGAAACTGATATCATTGTAAGCGAATGTGAAAAAATTTATCATTTCAAAACAAAAGTTATTGACGATTTTGAAGTAGAATTATATGGTGTCAATGCCAGTTTTCCAGATGAACAATCTATATCTTCTGATAATGTTGTAATGAATTCTGATGAATTTGTATTATTAGATGAAACGACAATAATGCCCGATTTGATTGATTTCGATACGGGTTCTATAATTGATAATAATGATTTAACGAAATATATATTTCGCCAACGTGTTCAAGAATTATTATATATTGGTAAATCCAAAATAAATGATTATCAATCTGATGGTAATTCTGAATTTGAAAATAAATTGAAAAATATATTTAAATTGATGAGGCGATACATGAAGGAAAACGATTTATTAGATGACAACTTTATGAAAATGTTATGTGATGATATTTGTATTTTATATAAATCTTTGAGTTCATCTCTAGGATACATGTATACATCTGCTAGAAGTACATCACAAGGAAGACAAACATCATATAATATATCATCTATAAAAGATGATAGAAATATATTTAATAGAGGTGTATCATTACCGAAACAAATATTCAAGGCAAAATTAAATAGAGCTTTCGCAATGAATAATCAGGAATTGATAGATATTGAAGATGATGATGAAACAAATCATACTGTACATTTCAAACAAGGATTACCTTCAGAAATTGGATTCAATTATTTAGTAGATGAATATACAAATATGGTAACAAACGATAATGATATTTTTGTAAATAGCGATTCTAATATAGAAGATGATTTGGAATATTATATTCCTACAGATAATAATACAAATTGTTATTCTACACCAACTGCATTGAAAATGATGAGGTCTTTTAGCCAAAACTATTAATTTTCAAAAATATAAAAGAAAACCAAATAAATCATAAAAATATAATTCAAGTTTTTTTATGATTTTTATAATTTATATAAACAAATTCAAAATATATAAAAAAAATATGATTACTAATATATTTCTATGGAACAAAATCAAACAAGCCCTTCTAATCTATGTTCGATAATTGGAGATTTTACGAGAGATTTATCAATAACTTTTCCGGAATACATTCATTTATGGGAAAAATGGACGTCCAATGATTTACCTGAAACTGAATCAATCATATTGAATCAATACTGTATGTCTGTTTATCCAGAAAGATTTTTTGATATTTTATATCAAAACGAGGATATTTTTAAAGTTGATAGTGAAATAAATACTAATTTTTTACCAAATATCGATTTTAAGTTATTATATAATTGTGATGATATTAGTGAAAATACAAAGAAAACAATGTGGAAATATTTACAATTGATATTGTTTTCAGTTATTGGTGGTGTAAAAGACAAATCGAATTTTGGAGAAACAATGAATTTATTTGAAGGGATTGATGAAAAAGAACTTCAAGATAAGTTGAATGAGACAATGGGAAGTATTACCGATTTCTTCAAGAATATAGATATCGATGAAAAAATGAATAGTAGTCAAAAAGAAAATACTCATGGAAATGGAGAATCAAATAATGAAACCGATGGCGAAGAAATGCCAAACATGGATAGATTCAAATCTATGTTTGAAAACATGCCAAATATGCCAAATATGGAAAATCTACAAGACCATTTAAAAACGCTTTTCGAAGGTAAAATCGGCAAATTAGCAAAAGAAATGGCCGAGGAAATTTCAGAAGATTTTTCTGATTTAATTGACGAAGATATGAAGAATGTTAATAATACACAAGATGTATTAAAAAAATTAATGAAAAACCCTAAAAAAATAATGGATTTAATGAAGAAAGTTGGTGGTAAATTAGATGCAAAAATGAAAAGTGGTGAGATTTCACGTGAGGAAATCATGAAAGAAGCTGGTGATTTACTAGGTAAAATGAAAGATATGGGTGGAAAAGACCAATTTAATGAAATGTTCAAAGATTTGGCAAAAAATATGGGTGGTGCTGGAAAAAATATGAGACTAGATACGAACGCACTTGAACGTATGACAAAACAAGCATCGATGAAAGAACGAATGAAATCAAAATTAGAAATGAAAAAAGCACAACAAGCGGCTGCGGTCGAAAAATTAAAAGCGGACCGTCAAAAACAAGTTGAATTACAAAACACATTTGTTTCAAATTATTCATTAGAATCAACAACTTCGCCGAATAATTTTGTTTTTCGTTTAGAAGGTGAAGGAAACCAAGAAAAATCCTTTGTTCATCCAGATATTCTTAAGGAGTTGGAAGCAGAAGATACAGAAAAACAGAATAATAATGAAAATAAAACAACATCACAAAAAAAGAACAAAAATAAGAAAAAAAATAAGAACAAAAAATAAGAAATAAATCTAATCTGAATATAGAACAATTCTACCATCAAGGTTTTGTAATGGTCTTGCTGGTTTATTAAGATAGGAAATTTGTTTTATATTCAAATGGATTGGATTCTTACCAACAATCCATCTTACTGGTGCATAATCACCTGTTGTAAGTGTTCCATCATATTCATAATAACATGATGGGATTTTAACTTGTAACATATTGAAATCTGTATATTCTTCAAGGTCATTATTAATTAATCTTCCTATAACAAGGGTATTATTGGGATAATTATGATTACATCCACAAAGGTCTCCGTATTGTTCATTATTATCATTTACCACCAATTCATTTTTTTCATCACATTCAATAAAAACATAATGTATTTCTCCTTCATGTTTTCTACGACCAATATGATGCTCGCCTGGTAAATGGAAATGATATTCCTTTAATTTATACATTTTATCACCGATTTTCAATATTATATTATCCGTTACTATAAATATTTTCATATTTTTATCAAATTTAGAATACTTATTTGTACCATGAATATGAATACATTGTTCTATTTGTATGGCATCTGACATATTTAATTGTATAGGACTTTGATAATAAAAGTGTTTGGCTGGCTCACCCATATATTATATTTATCTAATATGTTTTTAAAAAAATTCTAAAGTTATTACGATAATATGCATTATAAATACAATTAGTAATTACAATTTTATAACTATAAATTTATAAAATTGATTGAAAAAAATAAAATAGATAGAATTATAAAACAAAAATATATAATATTAAGATGAACATAATTAACCAATATCAATCGTTATTAGAGGTTGGGAGAAAAAAATTAAATCGAGAAATAGAAAACGATGTAGAAGACCACTTGTTCAACAATAAAGTTTTATTAGAACAAATTATAAATTTGAACAACTATGTTTATACTTATTATAGTACGAATTCACAAAATAATACACAAAGTATAGAATTTATAGTTTTATCAGATGCATTGGACTCTATTCTTGAGAGGTTGAATTACTTGAATTTTTGGTATATTGCAAAAAAATATGAAGGAGAAACTATTATTAATGTTGGTACAAATAATAATAAAAAATATATTGAAGAAATAGAAATAAAACAAAATCAAATACATAGATTTCATAATTCTTGGAAAATAATAGATTCTTATGATGATACTTTTGTAATTCAAAGAACAGCAAAATTCTTTTATCTAGAAAGCGAACATTTGAATTATTTGAAGGAGGAATATGATAATAATAATTTTATAAACTATTTTGATGAAATAGATAATGTAAACCGGCCAAAATTCAATGATGATTTTTATAAAAAATTGGCTGTAATAACAATCGAAAATCCAAACATAGATTCAAAAAAATCTAATCAATATAATTATATGTATGCGACTTTATACAATATTATTGAACCTATAATGAATGCAAATACATTAAACGAAAAATAAAATAATAAGATTTTACAAAGTATTACGGGATTCTAATTTGATATCGAGTGTTTCATATGTTTGTGGTACAAAGCCATTCAGAAAAGCAAAATCTATATTAGAATCAATATTTTTTTTAAGAGTTTCAGAAGCAGGATGTAGTCTCTCAATATTTAATTGATGTGTAAATCCATCAGGGTTCTCTAAATTTGGAAAAGTATTCAACCATATAGATAATAATAATAAATGTTGGTTTCTAACACCGTTCTTGGTAGAAAGTTTCGAACATTCAAATGTGATTTTAGGTGAGACAAAACTAGGGTACTTCTGTTTAATTTTATATATGGCTATTCGTATAGCTGCTAATCTACCGTTTCCTTCAGTTACAAAATAAAAATTATTATTATACGTTCCATCAGAATTAGGAAAAGGTTGTGCTAGAATTTCAGAAGTACTTTTCTTCAAATTGATAATATCATTTATATTAAATTTTGATAAATCTGTTCCATTCTTTTCTATAAATTTCAAAATGGCATTTACAAATGTTTCTGCCCTTTCAAAAGTTTTCTTTTCGACTTGTCTAGTATCTATAATTTCTGAACCAGTAAGTGAGTGAAGCATTAATAACTTGTGAATATCAGTAGTTATAAGAGATTTTTCTTTTCCTAAAGAATGAGAATAACCGAGTATTCCTATATAAAAATGATACATAGGAAGTGTTAATTCAATATCTACAAGAGTTTTTTCAATAACATTCAATGTGTTCAATAAATTATCACTATTTAAATCTACTGGACATTTTTTCAAATCAACTATTACTTTTTCTAATGTATTTTTGATAGCATATTTGAATAATTCATTTGTCTTTGTATCCTCAAATATTTTAACTAAATTCGTATCTTGAAGTTTAGATTTGAACTTGTTATAACAAGGTTTTGTATCATTTGTTAAAAATTTAATGGCTCTTTCAAATAAAAATTTATAATAATCTACTTGAAATTTTTTCTGTAAAAAAGTTTTAGGGTTCAGACCAGTCGCTATCATACTAATAAATCGTCGTTTGAACAAATAAATATTTTCAAAATTATTCATAATAAAATCAGGTTCCAAGTGTATAACAGGAACCAAGTTAATTTCATTCTTATCTTGTTTATATGTTTTATTATTTCTACTTATTCTAGTCTTTCTTTTGTTTTTTTTTGATTGTTCTGACATTTTCTATATAATAAATAAATATTATTAGTATATATAAATCAAAAAATTCAATGGGTTTTTTCAAATATATTAATTTTCCTGTTTTTTTAATCAGTTTAGCATTTGGTATTTTTGCAGTTTATATCACTCTACCAGATACTAGAAAAATTTTTGTTTATCCAACCCCTGAAAATGTCAGTATTTTACAATATAAAGATAAGGCAGATACTTGTTTCACATTCAAACAAAAAGAAGTATCATGTCCAAAAAGTGAAAATGAAATAACAAGAATACCCGCTCAAGTATAGTTTTTCTGTTTTTATTTTTCGTATGCTATATTATAATAAACTTTATATAATATAGTATGAATTTCAAGAGATTATTGACTACACCTTTTGGTCAAATATTGATTTCTATATTACTAGGAATTGGTTTAGCTACATTTTTTCGACGTGCATGCACGGACAAAAATTGTTTGGTTTTTAATGGACCGATTATAAGTGAAATTGAAGGTAAAACATACAAACATGGTGAAAAATGTTACAAATATAGTGCTGTTTCAGATAAATGCGATTCTACTAAAAGAATCATCAATATTTCTGAACGACCAGAAGAAACCAACGAAAAAGGATTTTTTGGTTAATGCGTCAAACTATATAATCTTTAGTAATTTAAGATTGTATAGTTGTAATGGAAAATACTACACGTATAGCAGATTTACCTGAAAACACAATAACACAATATTCACCGAATATTCAATCACAAGTTCCATCAAGCACAATGGCTGCAGGAGGTGGATTACCAACTAATTATATACCAATGAACGTACATCCAAATCCATATGGGAATTCGACACAAAATCAAGTAATGCCAAATCCACAACAAACAACCGCCCCGCCACTTCAAAATCAGTTTCAACAAATTCCGAATCAGATGTCATTGCCGCCACCACAATCACAATATTTAAGTGAAGAACAACAAATGCAATTACAAAATTTACAACACCAACGATTACCATCTCGTGATATTGCACAAGACACAACAATTTATTCACAAGACGAACAAATACAACCAAATTATATACCAAAACCAAAACAAAAAAACGATTATGTGCGTGAATATGAAGATATGACAGAGAAGAATGTTCGTGAATATGAAGAAAAGAAACGTAGTCAAAACAAATTGGATAGATTATTGACCGAATTTCAAACGCCTATTTTTATAATATTTTTGTTTTTCTTTTTTCAAATGCCAATTATGAATACCATGATATTCAAACGTTTTTCGTTTTTATCGATTTATAATAATGATGGTAATTTCAATTTTTATGGACTTTTATTCAAAAGTATTCTATTCGGAACAATTTATTATCTTATTACCAAAACAGTAACATTTTTAAGTGAGCTATAGAGGGGTCTATATATTAAACCAAATACTCACTTGATTTCGTTATTTCAATATCAGATTTTTTCTCTGTTTTCTGTTTTTCTGTTTTCTCTTTTTCAGTTTCCTCTTTTTTACCAAATAATTTCAATAATGGGTTTTTAATAGGCTTTTTGAATTCAAAATCAGGGTTTATTTCTTTCTCGATTTGAATTTCAGAAACAGGTTCTGGTTTATTTTCATTTTTCGATTCTGCAGGAATATATTTCAAAAACCACATCTGAAATTCTTTGCTATTTCGTTTATTTTTCAATTCCTTGAATTTTTCCGCTTTTTCTGCACGCATTTCTTCCAATGATTCTTGTTTTCCATAACAATCTATTGTGAAACGTTTTAATAATCCACGTTGTTCTAATCTATTTTTATGTTCTACTTCGAACAAAAATTTTGCCATACATAAAAGACGGTCTTTATCATAATAATGCATATCTGTATACAAAAATGCCAAATAGAATGTCAAAATAGTATCAATTGTAGCTACATTAATTTCTTTATCATTAACGCTAATTTTATTATAACTATGACAAGCAATTGGTTTATAAATAAGAGCAACAGTTTCTTTACCAACACGTATTTCAACGCACTCTGGTACAATTTCACCAATTGGGTCATGTTTTATAATTTTAACAAATTTGATTTTTTCTCGAACAAGTGTTTCTTTGATAATTAATGCAGTTTTATCAGGTTCTTCTGACAATACATCAAAATCAGGAATATTTTCTAATAATCGCTGTTGTTCTTTTGGCATATATTTTGAATATAGTGTAGTAGCGTACCCTCCAAAAAAGATAACACCCAAATCGATAAATGTATCTCTTAATGTAATATAAAGCTTTTCCGATTCATTGGTATTTGATTCCAAACCACGTTGAAAATCGACATCTTGACAATTATTTGTTTTGATTGGATAATTTTTATTCAATAAATTCAATCGTTTTAATACTTTTTCCCATCGAGATACATCACCTTGTGGTCTTGATAATTCTAAATACATTGCCATTCTTAAATAATTCGGTGGAGCATAATAAATACCAGCAATTTTGATAGCTTCTTTTTTTATAGCACGAAAAAGAGGTTTTACTAAATAAGTGATATCAGCAATTGGAATAAAATTTACAAAAACTTTGAATGTTCCCATATGAACACCAGATTTTGCTTCAACATCAGTATATCCATTATTATAATAAATATCAGCCAATTCTTTTGCATCTTCTAATGCATTTTCAGAGAAAAAATCATAATCTGGTATTTCAATATCTCTGTTATAAAATTGGTCAGATTTCGGTAAGATATTATTAACCGCTGTTCCACCATAACAAATGAGTTTTTTTCGAATTATAAATTCCTCGACTATTTTTAATATTTTCTTAATATCTTCATTACTTACAATCTTTTCTCCTTTTATTATTTCAGTTTCATCTACAGCTTGTCTTAAAATAGCCAATTCGCATTCTTCATATGTCATTTTATCATCACATATACTTGTATTAAATTTCTTTCCATTTTTGGATTTTTTTATATAATTTCGCCTTGTTTTTTTATTGTATTTGTTTTGATTTTCACCATATTTTTTTGTTAATTTATTATGATATTTCATTAATTATATAATATCATAATAAATTTTTTATAGTTTATACATAGATTATTGATTATTACTATTTTTTTGAATATACTCAATTGCAATAGCAAGTGGTACAAAAGCTGACTTATTATCATCAAAAAATGTCTCATAATTTTTCAAATTTTTATCCAATACATAGAATCGATAAGCCAATATTTGAGAACCAAATTTACTAACAAAATCAGTATAATTTGGGTTTTGAACATTTTTGAAATTATTATCTGGTAAAACAACACGCATTTTTGAAATATCAGTACAAATATGAATTGAGTTATTACCTTTGCATTTATCTAAAATCATAGGTGGAGTTGAATATTGATTTATTAATTCACTATAATTTTGTAAATATAGTGTTTGGCTACCACTTTCTATATTAATGTAATTTGCCAAATTGTGACATTGTTGTTCGTTTTTTTTACATGCAGACAAATCCTTATAATTACGGTTTATTGTCTTATCCATAACCAATACAATTCGTCTCATTAAATCTGATAATTTTGTATTATTGGTTACTTTTTTATTATAAAGCTTTCCTCTCAAATTAAAATGAACTGATTTAGCAACCGCTTTATAAACATTTGGATTAGTTGATTTAATTCTAAATTGAATAAATAGAGGGTCTAAATTATTAGGAGAAATAACAGAAAACGCAGTAGAAACTACAGTAGATAAAACCGAATCTAATAATACATAATTATCGGTATCGATTGTATCAATATTCTTATCAGTACTATAAGCTACAACTGGTTTATTATCGATATAAAAAATTTCGAAATCTAAAAAACGGCAACCTCTTCCCAAAATATATTTTATCATTTCTAAATTTACATAATTACCAGTGATAGCAGTATTATATGATGATTTTATTACATATTCTTTCAATGGTCGAAATGCATATCTCGGATTTATATTTTGTATCATGACTGCATTTGAATTCTTCAAACTACTCAATTCAGATTCTGGTGTTGTAAAAAGCCCACCTTCAACTACTTTTTTATTATTCACATCATTGATTTCTTTCAACAATTGTTGTCTTTGAATAATCAATCTCCATAAAATATAGGTAAATATGATAATAATAATAAAAATTAATACTTTTTTATAAAAATTCATTTTGATTCTTTTGTTTTGATATATATTGTATAGATAAACAAAATATGAAAAAATATATACAAACAAAAATATAGTAATTACTATATACAAATAATAATGGCAGGTGGATTACTAAATATAATTGCAATTGGTAATAATAATGTTATATTGACTGGAAATCCAAGTAAAACATTTTTCAAAGTAACATATTCAAAATATAGTAATTTTGGTCTTCAAAAATTTCGTATCGATTATGATGGTCAGCGGGACTTACGTTTAACTGAAGATTCAACTTTTACATTTAAAATTCCAAGATATGCTGAATTATTGATGGATACTTATTTGGTTGTTTCACTTCCTGATATATGGAGTCCTATTTATAATCCTGACCCATTAACTGGCGATGTTTGGTCTCCCTACGAATTTAGATGGATTCAAAATCTAGGAGCACTGATGATTCGTGAAGTTACTATTACTTGTGGGTCTTTAACATTACAACGTTATACTGGTGAATATTTATCTGCAATGGTAGAACGTGATTTCAATACAGAAAAAAAGAATTTGTTCAATAATATGACAGGTAACATTCCTTATTTAAATGACCCAGCGAATGTATTGAATAGAGAAAATGTTTATCCTTCCGCTTATTATAGTAAAAATCAATCTGGTGCTGAACCATCAATTCGTGGTCGTAATTTATATATTCCAATTAATTCATGGTTTACTCTTAATAGTGCATGTGCATTTCCACTAATAGCACTACAATATAATGAATTATATATTAATGTCACATTAAGACCAATTCAAGAATTGTTTCAAGTGCGTGATGTATTCGAATACCAATATAACTATCCATATGTTCAACCCGATTTTACAAAGCCTCAATTTCAGATGTATAGATTTTTACAAACTCCACCTTCCGTATATTTAGATGCGACCAAATATACAAATAAGATACCTACTTGGAATTCAGATATTCATTTGTTATCAACGTATTGTTTTTTATCAAAAGAAGAAGCACAAGTATTTGCAGCTGAAGACCATGTATATTTAATCAAAGATGTTTTCCAATATAACTATGAGAATATAACTGGAACAAAACGTGTTAAATTAGATTCAAATGGTATGATTTCAAGTTGGATGTTTTACTTACAGAGAAATGATGTTAATTTACGTAACGAATGGAATAATTATTCAAATTGGCCGTACTCGACTGTACCATCTGATATAACTGTTCAAAGTATTCCTGCAGAAACTAATCCAGTTGACCCATCAATTTATTATAAAGATGCGAAAGGCAATTATTATTCTTTAGCAAATAATCCAGGAAATGAAATAATCAATGCAGGTATAGCTATTACCGGTGATTTTGCAGTAGTAAATCGATATGATATTTTAGAAACACTGGGTATTATATTAGATGGCGAATATAGAGAAAATATACTAGAAAGAGGTATTTATGATTATATTGAGAAATATACTAGAACACAAGGTTTTGCAAAACAAGGTATTTATTGTTATAATTTCTGTTTAAATTCTAGTCCGTTTGAATACCAGCCATCTGGTGCAATGAATTTAAGCAAATTTCGAACAATTGAATTAGAAGTAACTACATTTGTTCCCCCTATTGATTTGATTAATTCGAGTTTTGATATTATTTTTGATGGTAGTGGTAATCCAATAGGCGTTCGTAAATCGAATTGGAACCTTTATGATTATAACTATAATATGATTTTATTCGAAGAGAGATATAATATTTTGACATTTATGAATGGAAATTGTGGTATGTTATATTCAAGATAAACAAATTTTAGGGACGATTTACGTGTCAAATATATTTTTGGTCGGTTTAATGAATTATATTATAACCTATTTATAATATAATATACAATAATTCATGGAATCATATAATATTATCAATGATGAAAAATGGAAATTAAATAATCAAGATGAATTACTAGATAAGATTATTGATAAAGAGTTTAGTCAGCCAAAAGTAATGATAGAAAAAATTAAAAAAATTAAAAACAAAAAAAATAAAAAGATGAATAATTATAAAAATATTGAATTATTTGAAAATATTCATGACGCTGGCTATGATGAAAATATTGATACTAATTATACAAATAAACCAATTATAGAGGGTTTAACGAATGACCCTATTGCACATTTCAGGGATAGCGATTATGATGGTATAAATGATAATATATTTGAAGGAGGTAATAAATCAAGTAGCAAGGCTTCAAATAAAGGGATTATCGATTTTATTAACGAAATATTTGATAAATTTCATAAGTTTACATATTATATTGCATTTAATATAACAAAAACATTTTCAAGTAAAAAAGATTATAATCATAATGATGTTTATGTTGTACAAAAATATGTAGGGTGGTTTTTCTCAATATTATTGAGTTGTTATATTGTTTATAATTGGGCTTTTATTATGTTTTATAAAGATGAAATTGGGAAATCTGTTGAATTACCAGTTTTTTTAGACAGGGAGCATTTTGACACTATGTCGTATATTAATGTTATTTATAGATTAGTTGATTATTTTATTCATTTTTCATTATTCTTTCCGGAAATGTTACAGAAAGGTTTGAATTTAATTTCCGAATATGTTCCGAAAATATTGAATACAGCAGTATGTTTTTCTTTGTTATTCTTTTTTATTGTATTTTTTTCGTATCATTCAATTGATTACATAAAAAATTTCTTTTTATCAATCGTTACATTGAATTATAAAAACCCTATTCTAATGGCTATGTATTTTACTATAATATTTTTGTTGTTGTTATATCTTTTTGAATACGATGTAAATCCAATTAATGTAATTAGTAAAATTAATCCGTTGTTTTTTATGGTTTCATCTGTTTTTAGTATTTTAAGATATATTTTTATAATATTTTTTGGGGTTCCAATTGCTGCAATATTATGTATAATTTATATATTCATCTATTCGTTTTTTGGTATCATTTTATTGAATGGATTTAATTTCAAAGAATTTTGGAAAACATTTTCGAAAATAAATGATTATTGTAAAAAGGCAAAACCCAAGGTTCGAAAAGAAACAACATGTGAGCCATTTACTTTATTTGAAAAAATTGTCAATAATATTAATTATGGATTTGATTTTATCTATTCTTATGCTTTTCAACTATCATTTATGTATTTATTTTTGTATGGAATAATTGAATATTTATTTATGAATAATTTGAAATCAAATACTCTGAAAATGACATTATCAGTCGTTAACCTAGTATTATTATTTACAATTGGTATGAACTGTTATAATGATTTTGTTTCAAAAGATGATAGTGAATCAGAAATTGAAACCGATATTGAATCAAAAGTTAAAAAAAACAAAGATGTAATTGAAAGTGATGTCAAAAATGATAATAATCTTCTCAAAATTCCGACAAGCTTGGGAGATATTTCCAAAATAGCTGATTTACCAGGTGTTCCAAAGATTCCGACAGGATTGGGAGATATTTCCAAAATAGCTGATTTACCAGGTGTTCCAAAAATTCCGACAGGATTGGGAGATATTTCCAAAATAGCTGATTTACCAGGTGTTCCAAAAATTCCGACAGGATTCGGAGATATTTCCAAAATAGCTGATTTACCAGGTGTTCCAAAGATTCCGACAGGATTGGGAGATATTTCCAAAATAGCTGATTTACCAAGTGTTCCTGAAATTCCAAAAAATTTGTCAGAAGTTTCCAAAATGGCCAAAATGCCGGACGTTCCAGAAATTCCAACAAATCTAGCGGATATTTCAAAATTGGCTAATTTATCAAACGTTCCTAAAATACCAAAAAATTTGTCAGAAGTTTCCAAAATTTTATAGATTATTTGAACAAATATATAAAAAGATTCAATTATATATTTATTATTGAAGTAATGGGAAAAAAATCAAAGAAACAAACAAATCAGAATAAACAACCACAACCACAACTACAACAAACACAAGAACCCCAACAAACACAAATCGCACAATTCCAATCACAAATTCAACAAATACCAAAATCTATACTAAAAAATTCAAACGAATTACCATTTGTTTCTGTTTGTACTCCTACATTCAATAGACGACCATTTATTCCAAATATGTTTCAATGTTTTCTTAATCAAGATTATCCCAAACATCGTATTGAATGGATTATTGTTGATGATGGAACTGATAAAATAGAGGATTTGATTGAAAAATCCAATATTACACAAATACGGTATTTCAAAGTAGATAAGAAAATGACACTCGGTGCAAAACGCAATTATATGCATAAATTTGTAAGAGGTTCTATTGTTGTTTATATGGATGATGACGATTATTATCCACCAGAACGTATTTCACATGCGGTTGACAGACTAACAAAAAATCCACAAGCATTATGTGCTGGCGCTAGCGAAATATACATATATTTCAAGCATATTGAAAAAATGATTCAATGTGGGCCATATGGTCCAACACATGCAACTGCTGGGACATTTGCATTTAAAAGTGAATTATTGAAAATTACAAGTTATGAAGAACATGCTGCTGTCGCTGAAGAACGTGCATTTTTAAAAGACTATTCCATTCCATTTGTTCAATTGGATTCAATGAAAACTATTTTAGTTTTTTCACATGAACATAATACATTTGATAAAAGAAAAATGTTAGAAAATCCACATCCGGATTATTTCAAAGAGTCGCCAAAGACTGTATATGATTTTATTAGAAAGGACTATGAAGCCCCAATATACGATTTTTTTATGTTGAAAATAGATAAGCTATTAGAAAAATATGAACCAGGTGAGCCAAAAATGAAACCAGATGTTCTCAAACAAATTAAAGAAATTGAAGCAAAACGTGCTGATATGATAAAAGAAGAAATGGAAAGACAGAAAGCAAATGGTCCTATTATGTTGAATCGACCAGGAGAACAACCAATTGCGTTATCAAATCAGCAAGTGGTCGACCTTATTTCCCAACAACAAAGACAATTACAAGAATTATTGAATCGAAGCGGTGAATTAGAAAGTATGGTAACAAATTTACAAAAACAATTAATTGAAAAAACAAAAACGACACAAACTCTTACTATTGAATTGAATCAAACTAGAAAGAAATTGAATGAGTTTGAAGTTTCAATGCAAAAACAAATTGAAATTATGTCAAGAGAGCCAGAATCAGTACATGAACTTGTACCTGACGTTGTACCTGACCTTGTTCCTGAACCAGAGAGCCAAGAAACAAATTATCAAAAAATTATTCGAGTTATTGAAAAAGTCAACCAACCAGTTACAAATACATTTACACGTATAAATATTGAAAATTTAGATGATTCAGATGATGAAATAGAAGCCCCTGTTTCTAAATTTAATGATTTTTCAAAACCAAAAATTGAACCTGAAATTTTAATCAAAATCTAATTCAAATTTACATTATTTTATTAATTTTACATAAAATTAATAAAAACTATTCATCAAAATCTTCCCCTAATTCATCATCCAAACCAACTGTTGTTTCTTTTTTAACATTTTTATCTAGATATCGATACATTCTTTTGATGTCCAACTTTGTAATATTATAATCTTCAAATATTTTTTCAACTTCATTTAGTTTATCTATTTTATTACAGAAATCACCTTGATTATATAATCTTAATTCCTGGAACATTGTCATCAAATCTCTTTTGTCTAAATCCAATTCTTGACATAAATTATAAATAAAAATCATATTATTATATTCAGTTGAATATTTAGTCAATACTTTTGTAAATCTTACTTCATTTGGTTTGAAACTATTATTGTTTTCAGGAAAATAATCATGATACAATTTATTATTATAAAACGTTTTCATTAATGAACTCATCTCATTGAATTGCCAAATTTGATTTTGAAATGTAATTCGGTCTATGTAATCCGCAAAACACATATTATCCAATATCTTCAAATAAAAAGGAAAAGATTTATTACATGGTTTGTTTGATAAAACATCAACTATATTTTCATGCCATAATAATGCAACAATAGTTCTATCAGTCTCGTTCATAAAACGATTATGTTGTTCCATTTTAACTGGATTATTGATGAGAGAATGTGTTATTTTTTTTGAATCTTCATTATATGATTTTATATGGAATATTTTTCGAAGTGTATCTTCATTGATTAGATTCGGTTTTTTTTTATAAATATCAGAAACAAACATCAACTTTCTCATATCACTCTGTACATATTCAAGTAAAAGGTCATGTTGTCTATTTGTATTATTCAAATTTGGTATTAATTTTGTAATTAAATTTGACATTTGTAGTTTAGTTGGTGATTTCAATTCAAAAGTATTACATACTTTCATAAGTTCTTTTATTTTTTTATCAATATAATAGTTTCCAATACATATAATTGGACTCATTGTCATGTTTTCTAGCCGCTGTTTTTTCGTTTTTTTCTGACGTATTATTTTTATTAATGCGGTAATACCACCCTTATCACCATTGTTCATTCCATCGATTTCATCCATTACAATAGCTATTTTTCTAACCTTTTTTGTCATCATATCGAGAACATTTCGATTTGATATATTATTACTAGTAATTGTATCAATAAGCGATTTATTTCTCACATCTCCTGCATCATATTTTATTACATCATAATCGAGTTCTTTTAATAAATTTACAACAAATTCGGTTTTTCCACAACCAGGGGAACCGTATATATAAAAGCCTTTTTTGAATGTAAGTTCTTTATTTTTCTGGTCAAATGATAATAAAATATTTTTTATTTCTGTTGCTGTTTTTTCTCTTTCAAATATTTCATTTATATTTATGTTATTCATTGTATTTTCATTCATAATAATATTTGTGTTTTATTATTATGAAGATATGTATTTATATTTTATTTTGAACGAATAAATAAGGTTTATCTACCAAAAGCACTGAAATCAGCTGTAAGTGGTAGGAAATTTGCATCGCCTTTTGCTGGCAATTGACCATAATATGAATATTGGTCAACAGGATTGTTTATTTGGTTTTGTGTTCCATAATAAGGTTGTTGGCCATCATTGAGTTGAGTACCGTATGGAGATGATAAACTTCTTCTAGTATTTATACCATATGGTGATGATTGTTGCCCCATACTATTTATTCCACCATTTCGTGAGCCCTGCATAATATTTGATTGTCCAGGTTTAAATATTCCTGTAACATCATTTGCTGCATTATTGAGAACATTACCAGTCGTTGAAACTATACCACCTGCAACTGAACCTACATTACCAACTATATTATTTGCTAATCCACCAACCGTATTAACTGTATTATTCAAAACGCCGCCAAATGAATTTGGTTGATTTTGTGCAGTCGATGTTACGGTTTTCAGTATTGCTACTGTAGTAGGTTCAGGATTACTTACTTTAGACGTATTGGTTATAGGTACATCTTTCAATGAAGAGCAAGAAACCGGATTTTTACTAGAATCATATGCAATACCAATTGAACCTAATTTTTCACATGTTGTTGGGTTTCCACTTGCATCAAATAAAGAAACACCTGTTTTGGTCAATGTTCCAGAACCACCATTTCCACCACAATTTGTACAACTGGAATTTGATTCACCACATGAACCATTTGGACATGCAGGGCAAGATGGACATACAGGAGGAATAATTTGAGTTTTTAAAATATAGTCTGAATTATTATCAGTTGCGCTAGCAGAACTTTTCCAATACCAATACCATTTGAAATATTCTGAAATTACACTATCAGTTTGATTTGTTGGGATGTCTGATTCTGAATCTGTAGTAGTAGTTGTTTGTAAAGTTGTTAAAGGTACTGTACTTGAATGAGAAGTTACTGGAACTGGATTAGATGTGCCGACAGGTGGTGATTTTTTACTAGATGATGGTTCTGCTACAGGAGATGAAATAACATCTTGTTCATTACCTTGATATAGTCCTTTTGGTGTGAATCGTTTTATGTTTCTTAATGTTAATTTTGTTTGTGTATTATCTGTAAAAGTAACCAATTCAATAATAGTATTTACACCATTTTGAATATAGATTATATAATTTTGTCCATCATTATCTATTATTGTCCAAGGATTAAAAGATACATTGGTTACTGATGGCTCACTGCTATTTTTCACTACATTTTTATTTCTATCATAAATGGTAGCAGTTCCATTTGATATAATTATCAGATTTCCATTTTGAATATCAAATTTTACATTTTCTGCTAATTGATAAACCTTTTTGCTATTATCATACAATTGTTCTACCACCATTTTATTATTATCTTTGTCATTGTCAATAATCAATTTTGAAATGAATGTTGGGTCAGACATTGTTGTATTTACACTAGCTGAATTATTTGTAAAATAAAAGTTATTTGTAAAGTTCCAGTTCGTTCCATTATTTGTAAATACACTAACGAATGTTGAATTTCCCCAACATGTATAAAAAGTATTTGTTTTTGTTGTGTTTACACATTGACTAGGATACATCCATGTTCTTCTACTTTTTGGAACAGTTTTAATTTTACTCAATGCAGTATCTTGTGATTTAACAGTTTTGGCATTATTTGAATTGGAATCGTAGTTTGTGGTAGAATCTACATGGTATATAGATGTAGTTTTACCATCACGCGGTGTAACAAAAACATTATTAATAGTAATTCCAGTTTCATCATAATTTGTTCCAGAAAGAGCCTCTGCATCTAACTCAATCAAATTACTATTCGATAAATCAAAAAACAAATTATCATCTAATTTATAAACATGTTTCGTTTTTGAGTATTGTGGAATCCAAACCTGTTCAATTGGGTTCTTATTACCTTCAAATGCGATAAAACCTTCTTTGTTTGTATATCTATTCATAAATCCATTTCCTAATATTACTGATATTACTAAAACTATTAGTATTATCAAAAATAAAATAAATGGTGTAATTTTTGTTTGTAACATTATCAAATTATATATTTATTTATAAAGTATATCTCGAAAAAATTGAGCGTTAATATAACAATTATATTTATTGATATATTCATTGATATATTCATTCATACAATATTATATTTTAAATTCAAATGGAAGAATCAAAAGAAACAAGTAAAATTGACTCGAACCTATCAAATACAAATGAAAAAAAAACTAAATCAAAAAAGACGATTCCTTTATTAGAACGATTCTATAATGGTTCCATCCCATATGAAATATCGATAGATGAATGTGGTAGAGGTCCTTTATTTGGCCGTGTCTATGTTGGCTGTGTAATTCTACCTAAAGACCCGAAATTGTTTGATGGTAAAAATATAAAAGATAGTAAAAAATTCTCTTCCAAAAAGAAATTGAAAGAAGTAGCAGAATATATAAAAACACATGCATTGGCATGGCATGTCAGCTGGGTAAATGAAAAAGTAATTGATGAAATCAATATTTTACAAGCAAATATGCGAGCAATGCATTATGGAATTCGTGAAATATTGACAAAAATTCCTGATAAAGGCGTTTTGAATTCAAGTTCTGATTATTTGATAGTAGTTGATGGTAATTATTTTACACCATATCGAATATATGATGAAAATAAGAATGCTATAGTAGAAATACCTAATGTAACAATTGAACAAGGGGATGCTAAATATATTGGTATTGCAGCTGCTAGTATTTTGGCTAAAGAAGCCCGAGATGATTATATCTTGGAATTATGTCAAGAACACCCTGAATTAATTGAAAGATATAGTCTTGATACGAATATGGGTTATGGTACAAAGGCGCATTTGGATGGAATACGACAACATGGAATAACACAATGGCATCGTAGAACATTCGGAGAAATATGTAGAAATGCAACTATAAACACCATTTTATGATAAAAATAATTCATCTAATTTTGATTTGGGAACCATCATATATTTAGTTTCACGGTCCATTATACTATAACCAATTAAAAACTGTTTTTTATTTTCAAAATATACAAAACCCAATGTATATTCTACTTTTTCTCCTTCAAATGTAAATAATTTTGAATATCTTTTTAATTTATATGTATTTGCATCCAAAACTACTAAAATATGATAATAATAACGTCTGTCTTCATAACTAACCAAGTGACAGATAAACCATACTTCATTTGTCCCGTCGATTTGATTTACCATATTGATACCATTTGTAGAACCTCTTAACCATTTGAAAAATGATGGTGTATTTATAGTATATTCAACATGAAATTGTGTTACTGGTCGATTTTCACCGTCTAATATTTTATCAGGATGGTCACGATGAATGCCGATTGTTAATGGATGCCATTCATAAATCATTTTATTTTCAAATTTTGAATCTCGGAAAATCACCCAATTTTTTTCTATATTTCGTTGATTTTCCTTTTTGATAAGACTTGAAATGGTTTGTTGAGAACGTGGATTGATTATGCCATTTTCTATAACCATACATTCATATGAAAGACCACGATTTGCATTATATTGTAATTGTCCGTTTTTTGAAAACAAACGAATATCTTCTAGACCCACATATAAATTATCATAAGATGTCTCATATTTAAGTTCAAATTCGCCGGTTTTTTTCCATGGATGCCCTTCATCTACATTGAATGTTGCAATTATGTTTTTTGTTATAATTCTATCTTTGTTTATATATTCACCACTATCACCAATTTTGTAATTTACATATCTTACATTTACTATCAATTTACTATTATTATTTGAATTAGAATCAAAACAAACCGATGGTGTAGTTGAATAAAAACTATACATATTTGTAGAGTTGATAATATTATTACCAATATTATTCAATATCAATAAATTTTCATCTTTTACTGCAAAATCTTTGAGTTTGTACGCATAAAATTTATAATTATTGAGAACATTTTGTTTTATACTATCGTCTGGCATATTGCTGTCCAAAACCCGCATACATGATTTGTGTACGTCTAAATTATTACGATTACAATAATATCCTATGATTGAGAATTCATAATCGATTTTATAATCATATACATCCTTTTGTAAAAAAAGATGGTCGTCGGAATAATTTGATTTACGTTGATAATCTGCTAATTCATAAAACATATATGAAAATTGATTTTTGCCTTGAATTCGATAATAATTGATAATTTCATATAAATTTTCAATACGTTCTGGATAAAAATTATATGCCTCCATCCAATTATAAATAGCATTTGGCATATCACCCATATCTCGATAACATTTACCAATAGCATAATATGAATACCATACTTCCTCATGCCATCCACCTAGTACTATTCTATTTTTGTATGTATCAATTGCATTTTGGAATTGGCCACAATCACGATAACTATTCGCCAAATAAAATGTATATCTGTCATTATTCGGTAATTCTTCTAACCCTTTTTTCAATAGTCTGATATCTCGTTCGAATTTTTCACTTTTTGCACCACCATCTCCTATATCATTAATAAACATTTGACTATTAGGAATATCTTGATATATAGAATTTGGTGGGGTTTGAACATATTCATGAGTTACCCCCCAATATTTGTATTTTGGATTGTTTTTCAGAATACGTACGTTTTTGTAAAGGAATGATTGAGAACCTTGAAATACAAGATATGCATCAGCAGTCATGGATTCTTTGAATTCTTGAACATTGAAATTCGGTTGAAGTTTGAGAATCATATCAGCATCTAATAAGAGTAAATAATCCGCATTTTCCATTCCAACACATTCTTTAAGAGCAAATGAACGGTTATATCCAAAATCACGAAATGGTTCTGAAACGATTTTTCCTGGGATATTATATCTTTCAAAAAATAATTTTATAATTTCCATTGTATTATCGGTACTACCAGTATCACAAATACAATAGCTATCAATTATAGGTAGGGTTGTTTCCAATAACCGTAGTATAACCTTACTTTCATTCTTTACAATCATATTAAGGCATATTTTAGGCATATTTGAGAACCTTGTTTAACAATAAATTATTATATAATTAAAAAAGAATATTTATATATATTTTTTTCTAACTATTTTTTCGGATGATATATTAGTTTATATATTAAATCAATAGCATGGCATTCACTAGATTTCATGATGACCCAAATAGAATCAAAAAAAGTATTGAAGAAAGTAGTTTTCTTGGAAGATATATATTGAATACACCTGGAAATGGAATTGATTTACCATTTCAAGAAGACCCACAAATACGTATGCAATATTGGGGTGCAAATTTGAGAACAAATACTATCAATTTAGAAAGTGATTTATTAGGCTTGACTCGCCCCTTAAATCGTGATTTGGAAGATTTCAATGATTATAAACAAAATCAGGTTCTCTCATTTCAAAATAATTATAGAAGTGTAGAACCATTTGTACAAGAAAGTCGGGCTACACATCCTGCATGGATGTATAAAGATTTAGACCAAACACGATGGGAGAATCCTTTATTAAATCCTCTTAATGGTATTGAAAAAGTATTCAATGATAATATTCAAACACGTATTTTAGAAAAAGATTATTTTGTTCCAAGAGTTCCGGTTGTCGATAAAACGCAAAATACGGATTACTATTTAGGTGGTAAATCAATTTGTATCCAAGGAAATGAACCAGGATGTCAAGGAAAACCTTTTTACACCTTTGCACATTTAAAACGCCCATTATAGACGCTTAAAAATAAACAAACGGTAATTGCGGATTTCACGCCACGGCATACTTATCTTCCCATAAGGGAGTATCATAGTCGTTCATATTCTTTGGACTAAAACATTCTGGTCGTTTTTTTCCTGCTTGTTGCAATTGCAGTAAAAGCAAAATGTTCTTTGATGCATTAATATCTCTATCCATACAGCATAATTTACACTCGTTGAGTTTGCAACGGATTACACTATTGATTTGAGATATTCTTGCTTTGGTATATGTTCCATCCCGTTTCTTTCTTATTACTTTATTTTTGTATAATTCTATTGGTTTCATACATAAATTACATGTTTTACTTGTTCCCCATTCGTCTATATCAATGACATCGCAGTATTTTCTTAATTCATGCTTAAATTTTTGAATAGGTGCTGTTGGGTGTTTCTTTACTAAACCGTGTTGTTGTGAAAAATCACCGAAACCGACTAATGTTTTCTTATTTTCAACAATAGTTTTACATAGTTTATGCATAGTTGCTTTACCACGACAATATGAACGAAATGATAAACCACGAAAGTTCTTATATAGATGAAACTTGAAAATGGTATTTAGATTTGGATATACATATTCAAAATATTTACACATTTTTTCTAAATTAGTTGTTTTGAAACTGGGTATATTTCTCCACATCTCATAATGTTCCCATCCTTTATACCACATTTCACGTTTTCTACATGCATATTTCATTTTACAATCATGTCTATATTTTGGCGTAGTTGTTTCTAAAACTCTACCAGCATCATTACACGATGTTTGCAAACTTCTTACACCAGGGTCTATGCCGACATATTGTTCATATTTAATTTTTTTGATGTCTTTTGATTTCAATACTTCTACTTTTGGTTTTCGTAATCTAATAACTGCTATTTTACCATCTGTAAAAATAGTATTCGCAAATTTCCTTTGTTTTGTTTCAAACTTTTCTATTTTGAAAAACTCATACCAGTATACTAATTTATTGTCTTTGAAATCATCCGGCAGAGGTTCTTTTGTGAAATATCCTATAATATCTTTTAGACAACTACTGCATATTTCTATTGTAGAAAGAGTAAATGAGTTTTTAGTAGGTAATAAATTAAATGTTCTAATATGTTTAGAATTAGGGTATTGTTCAAATGTTTTTAGTATTTTGTAATATATTTTAACAAAGTGAGAAGAATGTGCTTTTATATTGAATTCGGTAGGTGTATATTTTAACCATTCACGCATAGATTTTATAAAATAATTATTTCCAGTGTATTCATTCGCATAAATATCCTTCAACCATTTATAAATAACTGATTTTCGTGTTTCTCCTGTTTTTATTTCTAAATACGTATGAAATCGTTTATAAAAATTCAATTTCAAATGGTTTTCAGTCATAGTGATTTGTTGTTTGTTTAAATTATTGATGAGATTACCCATTCTATCACGAAAAGGTAGTTCTCCTAAATGGTCTTTGTAATGTGAAAAACTAATATATAATTCATCGGTAGTATCTATTTTTTCTTTGCGTTCTTTCATAACAGAAACAGCAGAACATGCTTGATAAAATAAATTCTGTGTAATTTCAGGAAGTGGTTTATTTTCTTGAATTAATCTTGTAAAATGATAGTTTAATAACTGATATGATAAAAAACATATTTTATTGATATTCAATACAATTTCTTGTATTCCTCCATTCAAATAATTATTTTCTACTAAACTATTGAAACTTGTTTTTACACACGTGAATTCTGTGTTTTTATTTGTTTCTTTTCTTTCTTGAACGTCTTTCCGTGTTGTTTTCTCTTTGATGGGTGTATCTTCCTTCTTTTTCTTTCCCATTATAATATACCTAAATATTTTAATTTTAAGTATTTTATGTTATAATTAATAAATTTTATATAAAAAATTAATATAAAAATATTTGAATAATATTATTATAATGAATATACCATTTGAAAAATCATTTGCATCACATGAAAAAGCAAAATATTGGAGTGATAAAAATGAAGTTAAACCTTTTCAAATAAGTAAAGGGACTGATAAAAAATATTGGTTTAATTGTAATGTTTGTAGTCATGAATTTTTGATACAATTAAACATTGTATCCCGTGGCGGTTGGTGTAATTATTGCTCTAATAGAAATTTATGTGATAATAATGATTGTAAATTATGTTTTGACAAATCATTTGCTTCTCATGAAAAGGCAAAATATTGGAGTTCTAAAAATGAATTAACTCCTAGAAATGTATTCAAAGTTAGTGCTAAAAAATATTTATTTAAGTGTAATAGTTGTAATCATGAATTCATAAATAATCCATCTCACGTATCAAAAGGAAGATGGTGTCCATATTGTTGTGTTCCTCAAAAACAATTATGTGGTGGTAAAGATTGTAATGATTGCTATAATAAATCATTTGCATCACATGAAAAGGCAAAATATTGGTCAAATAAAAATGAAATTAAACCTGAATTTGTTTTGAAAAATGGAGATAAAAGAATATGGTTTAATTGTGATGTTTGTACTCATGATTTTGAAAAACAAATAAAATATGTATCAAAAGACGGATGGTGTCCATATTGTAATAGTTATAAATTATGCGAAAATAATGATTGTATAACTTGTTTTAATCGTTCGTTTGCATCACACGAAAAATCAAAGCAATGGTCATCTAAAAATAATGTTTCATCAAGACATATAGTTAAAGGAAGTGGAGAAAAATATTGGTTTAACTGCGATAAATGTAGTCACGATTTTGAAAAACAGATTAAAGCTATAACCGGTGAAAAGGAAGGTTGGTGTCCGTATTGTGCAAATAAAAAAATGTGTCATGAAGACGAATGCATAGATTGTTATAATAAATCATTTGCATCACACGAAAAAGTTAAATGCTGGTCTTCAAAAAATACAGAAAATCCTAGACATTTATTTCAAGGAGATAGTAATAAATATTGGTTTAATTGCGATAAATGCGATATAGAATTTGAAAGTGTTTTATATAATGTAAAAACTGGTTATTGGTGTCCGTTTTGTAATAATAAAACAGAAGGAAAATTATATAAGATTATAAAAGAAATATACCCGCAAATTATATATCAATCAAAGGTTGAATGGTGTAAAAATACTAGTTTTTTGCCTTATGACTTCTGCATTCCTGAATATAAAATAATTATTGAATTAGATGGACCACAACATTTTAGACAAATAATGAATTGGAAATCACCCGAAGAACAACATAGAACAGACAAATTCAAAGAAGAATGTGCAAATAACAATGGATATTCAGTTATTCGTTTATTACAAGAAGACGTAATGAATGATACTTACGACTGGGTAAAAGAATTATGTGATGCTATTGAACAAATTAAATCCAGTAATGAATCCAGTAATGAAATTACAAATATGTATTTATCTAAAAATAACGAATATGAAAATTTTTAGATAGATTGTTCTTCTTTCTTCTTTTCTTTCTTTTTCAAATAATAATTTCGTCGCCATTCTTTCAATTTATCGGGGTTTTCATTTTTAAGTTTTTCCACATAATTTTTTGTTCGTTCTTTAACAACATCTTTGTTGTTTTCGTAATATTTTAGATGCCTATTGCTATTTGTATATTTTTTCAAATGTTCTTCTAATTCATTAACATATTTTTCCATTTTTTCTATTTTTTGTTTCAATTCACTTACTTCGTCGTTAGAATTCATTATATATAACTAAAATATATAATAAATACATTTTTAAGTTTTTTATGTTATAATTTTATATGACGCATCACAAAAGCGAAGATTATAAAATACAAGCAGTTAAATATTATTTAGTGGAAGATAATACACAAGAAGAAGTTTGTAAAGTATTTGAATGTTCTCGTCGTAGTTTGATGAGATGGGTTGAACAATATAAGAAAAAAGGTAATTTAGAAAGAAATAATAGAACTCCTATTGCATACAAAGTAAAAAGAGAACATATTCGGTTTATCAAAGATGAAATCAACAAAAACAAAACAATTACTATGGAAGATTTGTTGTTTTTATTGAAACGAAAATATCCATCTTTATCATTGAGTAGGTTTCATCTAAATAGAGTTGTAAATAACAACAATATAACTTTGAAATTAACAAGAATAAGACATGAACCTACGCATAGATGGGGTAAAGAAATAAATATCAATGAAAAATTAGATGAATTCTATAAAGAAATTAGTAAATATAAAATAGAAGATATTATTTGTATAGACGAGACAAGTATAAAATCATTACAGAAACGAAATCATTGTTATAGTCAAAGAGGGAAACGTTGTGTAATAAAAACACAATCACAAGATGTATTCAAGAAATATACTGGGATATTTGCTATTTCTGTAAATGGTGTAGAAGGATGGGATTTATATGAAAAAGGTGGTATAAATACCGAACGATTAGTTGAATTTTTACAGAAATTTATCACAGAAAAATACAAAAATAAAATTATTATTTTAGACAATGCATCTGCACATAAAAATGATACTATACGTGAATTAGTAAATAAGCATAACAAATTGTTATATAGTGTTCCGTATCAACATTTTAGCAATGCAATTGAAAATTATTTTAGTATGTTGAAATCAAAATTACAAAAATTTAGCGGATTGAAATATGCGAATTTAAGAGAAAACATAACAAAGGCAATAGAAATAATACCGAAAGAATATTATAAGAACATCATAGAAGGCGCTTATAATAGAAAAGAAAAATATATTGCAAAGAATAAAACTCGCAAAAACCCAAAGAAAATATATCTATAATGGGCGTTTTAAATGTGCAAAGGTGTAAATATTCAAGAATTGAGTATCATCGGAGGTAATAATTTAGAGATTCATGTCTCATATAATTATATAACTGTAATATAATTATATATCAAAATGGAAGTTGTAATTCCTCTATTTGCATTATCTAGCTTATATATTATCAATAACCAATCTAAAAAAAATGAAAATTTTTCAAATCTGAATAAACTTCCAAATACTGACATACCAAATAGAAATTATCCGTCAGAATATCCAGTAATTTCTACCGAAACTGACCAAACCACAGAATTATCTAATAATAATCGTTTCGATAATGGTGGTGGAGTTTATACAGACAAATATTTCAATCCGAATCTAGGACAAATACCGAGTATGGATTCTAATTCACAACAAGCACAATATTATTCATTAACTGGTGATAAAGTAAATTCTGCTTATTTTCAACATAATAATATGGTTCCATTTTTTGGTAGTAATTTACGTAATCATCATGTAGGTTCTAATGCAACAGAAGGCCTTTTAGACACATATTCTGGTTCAGGTTCTCAAATTATAACAAAAAAAGAACAGGCTCCATTATTTTCACCACATGGAAACTTACAATGGGCAAATGGAACACCAAATCAAAGCGATTTCTTTCAATCTCGTGTCAATCCTAGTTCAAGAATGGCAAATGTAAAACCATTCGAAGAAGAACTAGTAGGTCCTGGATTAGGTTTAGGATTTACAAATGCAGGTGCGGGTGGTTATAACTCTGGGCTATTAGCACGTGAGCAATGGCTTGATAAAACAGTTGACCAATTACGTGTTGATAACAATCCAAAAGCTTCTGGTTATTCACTTTTAGGTCACGAAGGTCCTGCTGATAGTTATATCAAAACAATTGCCACACAAGACCAAATGGGTATTATGGAAAAACACCGCCCTGAAACTAGTTTTGCATTAGACCAACGTTCTATGGATTCTTCATCGACCTCTGGAAAACGTGATATTGGTCGTCTTTTCACAACTGGTGGTATCGAAACAGCTGCACCTTTACGCCCAGTTACAGTAGAACGTTTTGTTTCTCGTCCAGAAACTGCTGTAACTTATTCTGGTGTCGCTGGTTATCAGAATTCAGCTGCATATATTCCTGGTGAATACATGGAACCACATGCCCAACAACTTGGTTCATTACCAGTAGGTATAGCTAATGCAAATGGTCGTAACTATGCTAATGATGGTGATTATGGCATCAAATCTAAAATGGCTTATCCTAATAATCGTAGTGCCAATAAACAAGATAGTTATTTTGGTTTAGTAAGTGGTGGTTTAGGTGCTGCTATTGCACCATTATTGGATGTTTTGAGACCATCTAGAAAAGAAAATGTTATTGGTTCTCTACGACCTTATCAAAATCCAGGAACAGTAGTTCCTCAATCCTATATTTTCAATCCTGCTGACCGTCCAGACGCTACTATTCGTGAAACTACTGAAAATTCAAAATTTCATTTGAATGTAAATGCAAATCAATTAGGTGGTGCATATCAAGTAACCGAAAATCAACCAGCAAATACATATCGTGCTGAAACCGGTGATTTTTATTATGCGGGTAATCCAAGTGCTGGAGAACGTACCCGACAAACAACTTCGTATGAAGCTGGGTATAATCAACGAAATAACGAGTTAAAATCTAGTACATTAGCTGGATATACCCCAAGTGGTAATATGAATTTATTGAATAGTAATGTCAATATTGAAAATGCTAATCGTGACCAATATCTGAAAAATAACCGTGCATTGAGTGGTACAATGCCATATCAATCCCCTGATGTTAATAATATGGGAAGAAAGGCTGGTAATTCTAATCAATTATATTCAAATATTCAATTAGACCGTTCAAATCCAGAAATTATGACACAATTGAAGGGTAATCCATATGTTATCAATTTTGCGCCATAATGTTCTCGAAAATTTAGAAAATAATATATTTAATAAAATGATTTTATATATAAAATCATTATATAAGAATTCATTATGAATAGACGACCATCCTGTTCGAATATGTTAAAAAAAAAAAGTGGGTTTGGTATGTATAATCGTGCATATAAATATATCCCTTGTCAAAACAATACAATAAATCAAGCACCAGCACCAGCACCAGCACCAGCACCAGCACCAGCACCAGCACCAGCACCAGCGA